ACATATACAGACGAGGTAGACGCAAGGTTTGGAATCCCTTGGACGGATGACTTGAAGTACGAGAAAGGCGAACTTGTCTGCGCGTTAAGCCCGGAAGAGATTGATCGGCTAACCATAGAAGACCCAGCGCGAGCAGAGACCCTTACTCGCTTGCTCATGGACCAACCCAGTAGCGAAAAGGAAGACCCGATACAGTGGGGTTGGACTTTGCCTGGTTGGCGCAGGGTGATGGAACGCTTCGACAAGGATAAGATTCACGTAATTATGGGAGGGAATCGTTCGTCGAAGTCGTTTTTTTCCACCCGTATGCTTGTGCATTTGGCTCAGATAATACCCGAGGCAGAGATTCGATCCATGCACGTAACCGAGGAGCGCAGTATTCAAGACTGTCAGAAAATGGTGTATGCCGCGCTGCCTGCTCGATATAAAAGGACAAAGAAGAAAGGACCGAATCACAGTCTGCAATACAACCAGAAGAACGGATTCAATTCTGCAAAGGCAATCCTTCCACCTACCGACCCAAGCGCGGAACGTGGCTCAACGATTTACTTTAATAACTATCGTCAGTACATGGCAGACCCACAAATCTTTGAGGGTTGGTCTGCTCACTGCATTCACCTTGAGGAAGAAGTTCCCAATAATATTTACGAGACTCTGCTAGGACGGACGGTAGACTATCATGGACGCTTGATTTTATCATTCACAACCCTCCAAGGGTTTACTCCCTTGGTTGATAGTTTACTCAAGGGTGCGGAGACCGTGAGGACTCGATACAGTGAATTACTCCAAAGGGAGTTACCTGTTGAACAGGTATCTGTAAATTGGCCCGATTGCCGGATACATTTTTTTTGGACTCAAGATTCCCCTTTCATCGATGGGCAAGAACTCGTCCGTACTTACAGTAGGCAACCGCAAGAAGTTAAGCTTGCTCGATTATACGGAATACCCTCGAAAAGCTTTGAGGGGCGCTTCCCAAAATTCCACCGTGAGACCAACGTTATCCCTCACGAAAAGCTTTCGTTTATTAAAGACCCGTCGGTTAACGTCACTAGGTATTTTATTTGCGACCCGGGAGGCAGCAAGCCTTGGGTTGCAATCTGGGCAGCAGTAGACTCGCAAGGTAGAATATTTGTATACAGAGAGTTTCCCGATTCTACGTTTGGGGCATGGGCCTTGCCACACGTCAACAATGCAGGCAAGAGCGTGGGTAAACCTGGTCCGGCGCAAAAACCCCTTGGGTGGGGCTATATTGATTACAAGGACCACTTTGAAAGCCTAGAGGATGGGGAAGATATCTTTGAGCGAATTGTTGACCCACGCATGGGCGCAGCCACAGTCCGAACGAAGGAAGGGGAGTCCAATATTATAAACACTATGAGCAACCTTGGATTTGTCTTTCGTGCAGCACCAGGCGTTGATATCGAATCGGGAATAGCAAAGATCAATGATTATCTTAGCTGGGATGATACCAAGCCGCTTTCCGATCAGAACACACCGAAGTTGTTTGTAAGTGATCGTTGCGAGAACTTTATAAGCTCAATGATTGAGTACAGCGGACAGTCCCGTGAGGAGCATCACAAAGATTTCGTAGATACTATTAGATACTTAATGGTATCTGGTCCAGAGTACATCACTAGTGCTTCTTTAGCTGCAACAGGCGGCGGCGGCTATTAGCTACACGTAGCTACTTGAGATTGACATGTAAGGCATAACACCTTACACTTTGCTACGTATATGCTCTCAGCTGCAGACCCAGAACTCTTGTACGCATCAAAAGAACCGGATATTGCGTATTTGGCACAAACATTTAAGGAAACCCAATCAGACCTTGGGGAGTGGCTTGACCGCAGGCAACGGGACTACGACGTACGTAATTGTCAGTGGGCAGGCAAATCGGATGACTTTAAAAAGCACGCCTCCTCAAATTCAACTGGAGAAGTGTTTCCTTGGCCCGGGGCATCAGATCAAGAGGTTCGTCTTGTAGATGAAAATATTACTTGCCGGGTAAGCATGGCAATGCACGCAGTAAGGCGAGCGCATATTGTGGCAACGCCTACGGAAAGTAATGACGTCGAGCGTGCAAGTGTTATATCAAACTTTCTGCGTTGGATGGTGAACTCCAAAATGGATGAGTTCTACCCGCAAATTGAGTTAGGCATCAATCATTTCTTAGAGAAAGGCATGATGGTGCATTACGTCTACTACGACTCACAAGAACTCAAGCAACAAAAAACAATTAAGCTAGATGAGATCGCACAAGTCCTGCCGTCGATTGCCGAGCAAATAACCTTGGGAGACATGGATGGTGAGTTGGTTGACATCCTCAAGGAAGAGTTTGGCGTCTCAAAAACTAAGGGACGATCCATGCTTAGGGAGTTGCGAAAGGAAGGAGAGACCACAGTTCCAGTTACCCGCCAAGTTGTGTCTCGCCCGAAAATCAAGGCACTCGCTCCTGACGAGGACGTATTCTGGCCCAACTATACGATTGATCCGCAGGAGGCTCCCTATGTCTTTCACGTTTTGCGAATGACTCCAGAACAAATTAAGTCAAAGGTAAGAAGCGAAGGCTGGGACGAGGATTTTGTAGACGAAGTAATCGAGCTTGCGAATAATGCACAGTCGGAAGACAACCTCTATCAAAACCGTGAAACTGATGAGTTCATGCGTACAGATGACCAGCACATAAAAATAATTTACTGCTACCAGAGGCTACTGGATGATGATGGAATCCCCGGTATTTTCTGTACGATATTCCATCAAGACTCAACAGAGAGGTACGCAAAACACCAGTTGATGGACTATCAGCATGGTTCATATCCATTTATTGTTTCTAAGATGGAGGTGACAAACAAGAGGCTTTACAGTTCACGCTCAATGGCAGAACTTGGCGAACCTCTTCAACAGGTTTTAAAGGTCGAGACTGACGCAGCCATTGACTCTCAGTCACTCACTACTTTGCCACCTCTAGAACATCCAATTGGTCGCAGTCCAACGCGGTGGGGACCGGGTGTTCGTATTCCTTATCGGACTCCTGGCGAGTATCGTTTTGCTGACACTCCAAAGGGGTCTACTGTAAATGTTGAGCTTAGACGGTACATTAAGGAACAGTCGGACAGATACTTTGGCAGGAATGCTCCGGGGGTCGATCCAGTCGAGGCTCAAATCAAGCAGCAAGATTTCGTCGATAAAGTTTTTCAGCATCTCAAGTATTTACTAGATCAGATTTTTTCACTCTACCAACAGTATGGACCAGACGAAGAATTCTTCAGAGTTACTGGTGTGCGAGACATGCAGAAGTTTTCCAAGGGTAATCCAGGAGAACGATTCGATTTTTACCTTTCATTTGATGTCGCAACCCAAGACCCCGCTCAAATGCTTGATCGTGTAAAGGCAGTTGCCGAACTTGGAACAATGCTAGACCGAAATGGCGTGATGGACACTGAGCAGTTGTTGACGATAGGAGTTGGTCAAGTCATGCCAGGAGCCGCCGAGCGCATTATGTTGCCCCGCGAGACTGCATCGCAGAAAGCAGTTGAGGAGGAGCGCCAAACGATTGCTGAAATTTATGCCGGAGTGCCACCCAACGTCCGACCGAACGATGCCCATGAGATGAAGCTTCAAGTCCTTCAACAGTGGCTTGCACAACCAGACGTTACGCAAAAGGTCCAAGAAGACCCTGCCTTACAAGAGCGTATTCAAAACTACCTCCAGCAAAGAAACTTTCAAATTACACAAAGACAAAATGCGAACATTGGGCGACTCGGGGCAGCACCCACCCAATTCGGAGAAACACCAACAGGATAATATTATGCCACCAATGGGAAGAGGAACATACGGTTCAAAGGTCGGAAGACCTAAGAAGAAGATGAAAGCAAAGAAGAGAGTCATTCGCAAAAAGAAATGATTGATTACCGGGGCGAGCGTTTTTCTGGTTACAATAAACCAAAGCGAACGAGCGGGAAGTCCAAGAAGTTTGCAGTGCTTGCTAAAGAAGGGGACAAGGTACGACTAGTACGATTCGGAGACCCGAACATGAAGATCAGAAAGTCTGAACCCGCGAGGAGAAAGTCCTTTAGGGCTAGGCATAAGTGTGACCAGAAGAAATCAAAATTAACCGCAGGCTATTGGTCTTGCAAAAAATGGTAATGAGAAAAAAAGGACTATACGCAAACATTCACGCAAAAAGAAAACGCATAAAAAAAGGTAGTGGTGAGAAGATGAGAAAGCCCGGAAGCAAGGGTGCGCCATCTGCAAAAGCTTTTAGAAAGTCTGCGAGAACCGCAAAACGGAAATGACCATGCCCCGTAAAAAAAAGACTTACCACGAAATCGAAGCCGAGGAAGCGATTGCTGCATTGCAAGCTTTGAAGAACGAACCAAACTTTATGAAATACATCACGATGCGTGAGAACATGCGCGAAGATGTTATACGCCAGCTACAGTCGCAACAAGTCATAGACAGTACTAACAGGCACTACATGATGTGTGGCAAACTTGAAGCGATAGACGAGGAACTCGATACCTTTTATCGTTTGTAATACTTATTAATTTTTGTGGGGTAGTCCCCCTTGTAAGCACCTAGGCAGCTTGCAAGGGGGTTTTTTGTTTGTAATGTAAGGCGAAATACCTTACACTTTGCTACACTACGCTACGAGCGTTGATTTTATGGAAGAAGCAATTCAAGAGGTTGACTCGGTATCCTCACAAAATGCCGTGGAGAGTGAAACGCAGGAACAGGGAAACCTAACAATGGCAGAGTATGCGGCTAATTTGCTGAAATCTCAGTCAGAGGAAGAAGTCTCTGAACCGACCTCGGAGGAATCCGAATCCGTTGAAGAAACTACGGAGGAAGAAGATATCGAGGGACAGTCTGCCGAAGTACCGGACGAGGAAAGTTTGACTGAGCCGC